TGTTCAAGGTCTTGAACTCAGAAGCCAAGACAAAAAGGTTGTTCGTTGCGTTTTGTTGAATGTATAACATCTTATGCGTTCATATAATTTGTAATGATGGCTTCAAATCCTGGTATATCCGCTGATGATAAACCTGCTCCACTCCACCAAAAACCACAAGTCCAACTGAAAGCGCTTGTTTGCCCATTACCAAATCCGTTTAATCCTAACTGATTACCTGCTACACCAGAGTCAGCAGCGGTTTTAGTTTTAAGTGTTTGTGTTCCGTTATTTTGGAAGTAGATATTCGTATCAGCCGTAATTACACCATCAATAGTGGCACTCTTAAATCCAAGACCCGTGAAATTATAACTATCAGTTAAAGATACACCCCTAAATATAGTGTGTGAGTTAGTATTATTGTAAAGTGCTTTGTTCCAAGAGTTATTATTGCTGCTCCACATAATATTCGTTCCCGATGAGGAATTAGCAACAAAATCCGCAACATACAATCCTTCACTATTTCTAATACTTGTAGTGTTGATTGGATTAGTTCCAGCACCAACATTACTTCCAAATTGAAGGAAATTATGATTTGTAAATCTCCAACCTTGAGTGGTATGAATTGGGGCATCTACATATCCCGCCCAAATACCTAAAGAAGAGGTTGTGGATGCTGGTGAAATCCAGTTGATAAGGGTAAATGCGGAACTACCACCACCCGTTAAATCAACCTTGAACATATACATATTACCGAGTTTAGCCCAATAGCCAGCGGCTTTTAAGTCAACAATAAGTTGGTTCTGTAATACTTGTTGTGCGTAAGATGGTGCTGTGTATCCCAATCCCGATGCTCTTGAAAGGATTGCGGTGTATTCAGCGGTAAATGTTGTAGGTGTTGAAGTAGGCGTAGGAGTCGGAGTCTTCGTTGGAGTAATCGTCATCGTAGGTGTAGGACTTGGACTTGGAACGGGACAAGCCACAGCGTTTCCAATTCTATAAAATGTATTGACGAAATAGACAACATCACCCGCAGATAAATAAGTGTTTATTGGAGCGGGTATTGTTAAAGCACTATCTTGGAATACTTGTTGGTCATAACTAAAGAATGGTTCGTTAGAGTATAATTCCAACGTTTCAGCCGCAGCACACGCTAAAGAGGCTGTAGTTCCCGAACCAAAGTATTCACTATAAACCACCGATGATGGTGATGGCGTAGGTGTAGGAGTTTTTGTTGTAGTAGGCGTAGGTGTAATCGTGTTGGTAGGAGTAATCGTAGGGGTCGTAGTAGGAGTTGAAGTGGGCGTAGGAGAAACCGCAGCAGGGGTTGTGCTCGGTGTCGGCGTAGGTGTCTTAGTGGGTGTGGGACTTGGAGTCGGACTCGGAACACCACCACCTAAAAATTGTGGAACTAAACCTCCATAATTGTAAACTACTTCACCTTGGAAATATGTTTGGTCAAGGGCTTTCCAAATCTTACTCATTTAATAATCTATGTATGTATTCAATTTGTTTATCAACATCTACATCCCCCTTTTTATCGGGTGTCTCGTATCGTTGTTTCAGTATTGTTTTACCATCTCTGAAAAACTCCACATCTATAAATATTCTATTACCCCATAAATCTAAAATTAAATCGGTCAATCTGTAGCCATCAACTTGAACATACAGATTATCCTTTCTGATTTTGAGCGATTTGTTTACCTCCAACATATTAAAAAAAAGGGGGGTATTACCCCCCCTTAGTTTGATTAGTGTTTTATATTATTCTCTATCTAAAGAGATATTAGAATTAGCAGCCAACCATTGAGTCAAAGTCTCACCCGTAGCCACGTCAATTTGTGGAACTGAGATTACTTCGTTTGATGTCAATGTGATGGTATACAATTGAGAATCTCCCGGAAGACTACCAGAAGCAATTGTTGCTGATTCAATGAACATACCCGATGGAGATGCCAAGAAATACTTGCCTGTCTTCAGTTTAACTATGAAGATGCTCGCTGTATTTTGGACAATTTGTTGATAGAGGTTAGTCGCTCCTTGATTTAGCCCGGGAATGGTAAAGATTAGTTGGGTATTGTATGTAAATCCAAGTGATTCCAAGTTGATACTTGTAGCCTCGTTCAACGCCGCAGATGAATTTCTAACGATGTCAATCTTCTTGAATTCTGCGCCAGTTGTTGATGCCGTCATACCAATAACCTCACCCGTTCCAGAGTAAGCGATACTCTCTAAAGAACAAGTTGTTCCCGAGCCTGGTGTCAACACGTATAGACTATCAAGACCCGGTATATTGTTCACGCAGGACTGGAGCTCCAACCCATTTGTGATACAGCAGTTATATGTAGATGAACTCATAATTTTTCTATATTAAATTTTAGAGGTTTATTGATTAGGATGCGTATACAACTTGAGAACCGAAACTTACAGCCGCACCGAGTTTCATCGCCAATTTCATACGAGTCTGTTGGAAGTCATTTGACCACCAAGAAATCGGTGAAGTAATATCCGATAAAAGGTCAGTTCCTAATAAAAGGTTTTCCGGATTAGTTAGAACCATTTTACCCGCAGAAATTTCACAAGAAATAGCGATAGTATTCGTGAATGGAATCTGAATAGCCATCTGACCATTTTGTAAAGTTACTGGGTTAAAATTGAATAAGTTCTGGTCTCTCAATGCTAATTGTAGCGCTTGAAAATCAGAGTGGTTCAATGCCATAATCGTTGGAACAACTTTTAATGGGTCTGGAAGATTCAATAGGTAGGTGTTTGTAGTTGAAATAGCGTTTGATGGAGTAAGGGCAGTATAGCCGATATTCACAACAGAACCACTCAACGCAGCACTTTCTAACTGCTCAATAACACCCGAACATCCCTCAACTGCTTGAGTTGAATTCCAGAATCTTCTTGATGCGTAAACGTTAGCCTTTTTAGAGATGTCAGACAAGAATGCTTCTTCAGTAGCAGCACCAACTGACTCGTTGTAAGAACCTGGAGCCAATCTAATTGACATAATTGTTCGGTCAAGGTCTGCCGGACACCAAGACTTCTCAATTACGTATTGACAAGTTCTGAGTTCTACTTCAGACATTGCGATTGTTCCGCCAGTGAATGAACATCCATTACCAGGGTAAGCGATTGTGTCAATATCACCGGTCTCAAACACGGGTATCAACTCCCCAAATTTAATATTCGGGATTACTTTGTATACAGAAGCCTCAATTGTGTCCATTACAATTTTATGTAATAGTAAATCTGCGTTAGCATTGAGGTAATCTGACATACCAGTAGTGTCAAAATCAAAATTAAATTTTTTCATTTTTTTAGGTATTTTAGTTTTTGTTTTATTATTTCTTTAAGTTTTCTTTCATCTGCTTCAACAACTCATATCTGTGGTCAGTTGAAAACATACTTGAAACTGCTTTATCCTCTTTAAGAGGTTGGTAAGCCGATGAAGCCTTGAATGACTCATAGTCCTTCTTCATTTTCTTCATCTCTTCCGATAATACTTTTAATTCTTCTACGACTGGAGCCAACGCCTCTACTACGGCTTGAACTACACCTTCGGTCATAACATCTTCTACTTCAGATGGGACTTCAACGGGAACTTCGGCTGCTTCAATTACAACCTCTACTTCTCCACCTTCAGATTCTTCTTCACGGATTTCTACGAGTTTACCCTCAGCATCGGTGATGAACATTCTGCCATCTAAAAGTTTATGTTCGCCTGCGCCAACAATCGTGAAAGTTCCGTCATCGTTTTTTAAGGACACTACATCACCGACTTGAAAAGCGCCTTCGGTTTGATTGGAAATTACCAATCCACCTTCTAATTCTACTTCCTCAAATTTGAGATATGATGAAAACTTAAAGCCAACTAATTCCGCAACTCTTTGTAAGATTTCGTTTTTGTTTTTCATATTCTTATGAATGTTTAGTTTATGTATAAATAGTTTATTAAAATTCTAAATTATTTTTCACCCAAATCTTCTAACACCATTTCCAATAATTGGAGGATGTTATAGTCTTGATAGAGTTCTTTAGCCTCTCTATGAGTCTTACAAGGGAAGAACCCATACTCTTCCATATAGTGGTAATCACTACATCCCAAAGCGACCGAAGCCTCTTGAGCCTGTTGCCAGTATGGGTAGTATGGAGCCCCGTCATAAGTGCCCATCTGAGCCATATTTTCAGAACGTATTTTACCACAGATTTTCGGTGCTGCGGTCTCACCATATTTTTCAGTCATATCCTTGATACACTCATCCCACGGATATGGTGCGAATTCAACTTTGGTTTCTAACTCATCACCATTGGGGGTTTGGTAATCTACCATACCTTTGGTGTTGACCTCCATCTCCTCGGGATAAGCGAAGGTTTTATTCTCCCAATAAGAATAACACACGGCTATTCTTTGTTGCTCAGTATCGTATTCATTTATGATTGTGTCTGATGAAACACAACGATTCATAAATTCATTTTCTTCTTCACCTGGTTTAGGTTCAACAAAACTTTCATTTTTGATTTGGAAAAAGTTAAAAGGGATTTCTTGGAACGCGCCCTCTAAACTTATCCCACTGGTCTTATTACTCAATACAAACTCCTCAAACATTCTCTTGTCCTTGAAGTGGATTGTGGTCATCCAAGTCCCTGGCTCAAAAGTTCTACCAAACATTTCATAAGACTTATCTTTCTCGGGGTCATCACCAACCAACCAGTTCTCGTAGGTATAAACATCATCGGGTGAGAATATCAAACCACTATGTTCAAGATTCACAACCCCACCTTTACCTTGTTTTGACTTAGAGAATTTCATCAACATTTTACGGATGGTCTCTCTACTCATAAACACAAAGTAGGGGGAATTGGTCTCAGCATCCCAACGATAAATCTTCTGATTAGGTTGGAATACCACAGCGGTAATATCACCCTTCATTTCATCTTTGGAGAACGCTACGTTCATCTCGGTAGATTTTTTAATCTCTCTCTCCAAGAACGACATTACTTGGTCATAATTTGATGGGGTGAATCCCCAAGAAGCCATCATCAAGTATCCACATCCATCCTCAAATGATTTGGATGAATCCCAATCTACCTTATGTCTTGAACCATAAGAATACATACGGGTCAACGTTTCTAAGGAATGCTCTTGTCCACTACGAGCAAGGTCGTGTGCCCTCTGCTTTCCAACGTCAGTTCCACAAGAACCCCATCCATTTTCTTCAGCCCAATTGACAGCACTTTGAGCCGCCTCTTGAACATAGTTTGGAACTTGAACAAAGTTGTGTCTTACTTGGAACTTATCAACCACATCACCAGTCCCCTCAAAATACTCGGGGTAAACATCAACGGGACACCATCCTTCTACACACTCACCTTCGGGAATTGGGTAGATGTCGCCAGGTTCTCCGTAATAACATAACTTGACCTTACTGATGGTCTTAGCGGTGGGTTCAGCCAACATCGCTGCGAAACGACTTTGGTATAGGAATAATCCCATATGGAATGCGATTGGTTGAGTTGAATCCTTCTTGGAGAATTCGTTTCTACCAGCACCTCTTGCGGGTGGAAACAAACTCATCTCAGAAACAAACGGACGACCTACCATCGCAACTTGTGTTCCCTTGGCTAAAGCCGGTTGAACCTTACTTGGGATTTTAGATAATACCTCCTCAAATGACTGATTTATGGCGATAGGGAAATCTACTCTCTTCCATAAATGACGACAATATTTTCCCGCTTTGTAGGTATAAAAATCTACTTGAGAATTGATACGTGCTCTCATTACCAATTTGTAGGTGTCCCCCGCATTGGTGAGTTGTTGTGAAAGATTTTTAAGGTCAGTTAAAGAGAAAATTCTTTGAGCCAAAATCATCTTACGACACAGAGCACGAGAGGTTTTAATCAATGGTGCTCCGTAGGTTGTATCCACAGCGTAGAAGTATCTTGTAATAACAGAACCTTCGGGGTCATCACCGAAACTCTGCTCAGATGGATTAGAAGTGATTGGAGGGACTGAAACGAACTCGTGTGGGGTAAGTTCTATCTCAGCGTTAGAAAACTCACCAGAGAGGAAAAAATCCCCATTAGGGATTGTTCCAAGATTATCCAATACACTCAGTTCTTCAGAACCAAAATCATATCCTTCAACACTACAAGTGTGGGGTTCATTGTTGTTGAATACTTCCCAAGCGATTTCTGTCGCAGGGTTTTTAACTAACGAAAGGTATTCAACACCAGACAAATCGTCATCTTCATTGATTGTCAACTCAAAAATCTTCATCTTTAATAAATATTATAATCTTGCTAATGAGGTTATTTTCTGATTCAGTTTGTTTGTTGACTGAATATCATCATATAAAACATAAGCCTTTAATGGTTGTTTTGTATTGCTATTTTGTGAAGCAATTGCTTGAACAATTCTTGAGTCATCAATACTTAAACTACGTCCGCCAGTCGCTGTATTGATTGACGAGATTACGTCTCCGAATTGTCTTACACCCTCTTTGTTGACCACGAATTCTCCCCCCTCTAACATCGCAGGAACTCCTCCACCTTCGTGTGTTGCTCCTTGAATCAAACCACCTCGTCTACCGATGAATTGTTTTGATTGGGTGAATTGTAATTGGTCTCTAATGACAGCAACTTGAGCGATGGTCAGACCCGCAACAGCCGCAGCATATAACTGAGGAATCGGTGGGGGTGCTTTAAGTCCCAACGCTTGAACGAATGCCTGTGCTCCACTGGCTATGGTATTAGCAATTGTAAATTGGAGTTCTTGAATACGAGCCTTTTTCTCCAACTCAAATCTCTTCTGTGCGAATTCTTTTTGGACTTTGGCTTGTTCTTTTCTTTCTCTCTCTGTGGCGTTTCCAATGGTTGCCAAGGCTTGTTCCTCAGAGTAAGCAAGTTGTTCCAAATACAAGGATGTCTGTGCTGCGAAAATACCTTGAACTCTACCAAGTAAATCACTGAATATTTGTGTGAATTTTTCAACAACATTAGCCACGTTAGCAAGGGTCTTCTCAAAGTTTTCTTCAGCCTCAGTTGGTAGTTCTTTAAGTCTCTTACTGATTTCTTTAAGGAGTTGGATAAATGGATTACCTTTAACCTCATCAACAAATACCTTATCTAATTCATCACCTAAGGTCTGTAAATTGGTTTGTAGGGCTTGTAGTTCCTCCCTTGATTTACCATCCAATTCTTGTAATCCAAGATTGATTCCAGCAAGAATTGATTGGATTCCTTCTTCACCAAATCTCTGTAGATACTTCTGATTTTTAGTTGAGATGTCTCTAAGAATAAAGACATAATCTTCAGCATTTTTCTTGAAGTATTCTTTAACCTTTTCGGGGTCTAAACCTTGTTGTATTTTAGCGGCATTGGTGTCAATGGTTGTAGCCGCTTTCTCAAACTCTTTTCTACCTTCTTGGATGCTCTCAACAAACTTATTGTTTCTAACAACACCCTCAAGGATTTGGTCAGCAAGTTCTTTATACTTGAGAACAATATCTTGTTTACCTTTTAATACTTGAGCAGCGGCTTCAATTTCATCAACATTACCGGTTTTAACAGCATCATTGTATTTTTTTGTTGCTGCTTCTAAATCTTTTCTGGCTTGAGTTAAACCTTCAGTTCCGAGTAATTGCTTTTCAATAAGATTTCTACCTTCTTCGTAGATTTGTTTTTCTGTTTTACCTTCAGCAAGTCTATTCTTAAATAACAGAGATTGTTCAGTCTCAAGTTTTCTTAATAAATCAAAAATCTCCTTTTGTGGTTTAGCCAAGAAAGTAATAGTTTTACCCCCAATCTCTGTGAATTGAGTTTGTAATCCTACAACTCTATCTCTATATGAATTGAAAAATTCATTCAATGAAACCTTTGTAGACTCTGGTATTGTCTCAACAAACTTTTTCAAGGTCTCATCACCATCAACAAAATCTGATAAAAATTTATCAAAACCTACCGCTTTACTCAAGTCAAGATTTGGGTCATCTAACCTCTTGACAATTTGGTCAAAAATAGTGAAGACAACACCCGTAGATTGTGCGAAATCATCGGGACTTGGAATAGCCTTAAAGAACAAATCCTCTAAGGTCTTAGCAACTGCTTCACCTTGGGTCTGTAATGCTTCTGTCTGAGTTGAGAAGAAATCTTCTTGTTGTTGGATAATCTCTTGTTGTTTCTGAGACACCCCATCCAAGAATGTAAGTTCGGCTCCTTGAGCCTCTCCAAGTTTCTTGATTAGAATATCCAATACACCAATACGTTCCAATATCTTAGCCGTAGCCACATCAAAGGTCTTGGTGGTCTCTTTGGTCTGTTTACCAAGTTCAGACTCTGCCTTGGCTTGTTTTTCTAATTGGTCTTGTAATGGTTTTAATGTTCCTTGTAAATTATTTAGTTCTGCTTCTTGTTTAACAATTTCAGAATTTACTGCTTTAATGGTTGGTTGGAACTCAGCCACAGCACCATAGAATTGTGCTGCGGGATTCAATCCAAACTTAAACGCATTTGTCAATCTACCGATAATGCTATTTTGGTTCTCAGCAACTCTATTGAGTGCCTCATTGGATTGAACATTTAACTCAGTTCTCTTTTTGTATAACGTATCCAACGATGCTTTAATCCCCAATAGTTTTATATTGAGTTCTAAGAATCTATTACCATCTGCGGTAAGTTCATTGTTCTTATTTAAGAATGTGTTGAAACCAGGGTATTCTTTTTTGAGTTCTTCAATAACTGACAACTCCAAGTTTCTTGCTCTTACATTGTCTGTTAAGATTCTGTATTGAACTTGTGCGTCAGCGGTGGCTTCAATACGGGCAATATTTAACTCACCCAATAATTTCTGTTGTTCCTCTAAAACAGCATTAGCATCCTCTTCAGCCTCAGTTGAATTTCTTGACGCTTTTATGAAAATTGCCAAGGCTGCCGTCAGAGCCGTAATACCGGCAACAACAACCAAAACGGGATTAGCAGATAGGACAGCATTGAAAGCCGCTTGGGCTATGGTTGCTGCCTTGGTGGCGATGGTGTTTAATCTCTGAGCAAGAGCCGCTCTTGTGGTGGCACTCTCCACCAATGCGGTGTTGATTGCGTTTATACCCAAGGCTACGTTTAAGACTCCAAGAGCGAAGGTCTCAGCCTTCTGTATGGCTTCCAAATCTTCACTATCAGAAATCACCAATCCGATAATACCCGACAGAACTTGGAACGAACCCACAACAACGTTTACCGCATCACCTAAGGCACGAAATCGTTTTTCAGCCCCCAATCCTTCTGTGGTCTTTTCAACATCATCAATCCTTGTCTTTAAGGTCTGAATATTTTTTGATGCTTGAACAAATGCTTCTGAACCGAAATCTAAGGTCTTTAATTCAGATTGGAGACGACCAAGTTCTTGTTCTAATTCAGAGAGGTTCTTAATAACCTTCTCTTCTCCACTTGATGAGATTTTTAATTTTAATCCTATTTCTTTTGTAGCCATAGATTGTGATGATTAGCAAGTTGAGAAATTCGTGAGAATTCCATATTCTATTACTTGATAAATAGTATTTTGACCCACGGGTTTTAGTAGTGTTCCTTCCTCAATCGGTGTCGTTGCTGTTGTATCACTGAATACAGAACAACCTGCCGATAATGTAGAACAATTGGAATACACCAAATTTATCGTTGCCGTCTCATCACACAGAGATAATATACTTGTGGAGATAAACACGTTCTGTGATTGAGTGGATGCCGATGGTGTGGGAACTGGTGTCGGGGGTTCACTCTGCTCATAGGTTGGGGGTATTAAAGATTCGTCCACAATCTCATAAGGTAATTTGAGGAACTGACAATCCACCAAATTCACATCGGTGATGTCAGCATCGTTCATAGAATATAACCTCCACCACGCATTTTGGAAATACACCCTATCGTTAAAATCCAAGTTGTTTATTTCCGTTGGAGTCAACTTAAATGTCCCCTTGAATATCTTGGTGTCATTCTCATACAATGGGTCAATTCTACCAGACCAAAAATCGTGGAATACATCATTGATGGTATAACCAACATAGGTGTCATTTGGAATCTGCCAGAAATCATATTGGTTTCCGATGTTTAAGTCAGAGAACGTAGAGGTTGTATACTGATACGATGATAGGTGAGATATTGCGGGATAGGTGCTGTGAGGAACGGATGTTGACCCACTCAAAATATAAATTGATACGGGACTTCCCGATATAGAACAATCCAACAAACCATTATAGAATCCCAATCTCAAATCAGAACCCAACATAGAGAATTGGTTTGGTAATGAGTCAGCCCCCTTGTTCCAAGTATAGATGTGGGGGATTAAAATATTACTCTCACTCTGAGC